TGAAAAATAATAATAGTGTATGTCTGTAGGTCTGTAGGACGGGTTATGTTCAAATATTTTTCAAGTATTATTTAATGTTGATTCTTTTAAAAATAGGGGGTCAGGGGGATTTTATCAATGATCATGGATCAGCAAACGACTGAAATACTTTCGTCTTTGAGAGTATTGGAAAACAAGAACGGCCGGACTTGCGCCCGACCGTTGAATTACCATCGTCTCTGAAGTTAGATCTGAAAAATAATACTTTCGTCTCTGAAATTAGAAAGGTAAATCGCTACCATCACCGGCACCCGGTTCTATGGTCATTTCGCCACTTGATTGCATCGGAGTCGTTTGTACTACTATCGGGCGAATACCGCCCAATATGGGCAGCGCATTGCGATCTGCTTCGCTCATGGCCGTGAATGCTTCTTTATCTATGCTTTGTTTTATGAAGTGCGTATCTTCATACTTTGGCTCCCGGTACCCAATTCCGGTTAAGTTCAGATACACGCCTTTTTCACCTACAAATAACCCGGAATCTTCTACCGGTATAATGATACATTTTTTTGTGGAATTATTTCCTTTTAAATCGACTAATGCTGCACCTGGAATCTTTGTCAGATTCAACTTGATTGCTAAATTGTTACTCATAATGATTGTTTTTATTGATTAATTATTTCCTGTAATTCTGTTGCCGAATAGCGCTGATCGTTTTCGTAGCATTCTACAAACTGTACTCCGTGAATAGTTACCAGTGATTTCATGCTTATTTGCTTACCGGATCCGGTAAGCATGAAATTTGTTTTTTCAGCCCAAATACTTGTATGATTCAGAACACAATCTACTATTTCTACTGAACCTATTATAGCAGAATAAATCCACAATCCATGTGACATGTAAGATTCAAGTTTTTCAATAGTTATCTTTTCCCATTGATTCTTTGTAAATAGTAAAGACATGTCACGGTGTCTATCATCAGGTTTTGCACTTGCATGAATAAGGATTCTTTCTCCTATATATTTTTTTGGACACGGCCATGTTCTATTTTCGATAGGTTTTATATTTGCAAAAATTAGATATACCCATGGTTGTTTTACTGAGAGTGTTTTCATGGTTTATTCCTCCTCTTTAAGATGTTTAATATACTTTTTAGATAACGAGACAAGTAATTCCCAGTAATCATCCTCCATGGCTTCATTGAAAGAATCAAATAATGCTGAATCTCCATTCATTTCAATAGATCCAAAATCTCTATCTAATTTTGTTTCTATCACATATACATTATAATTACAATCGTAAAATGAAAAGCTAAAATCAATTATTCGATTTATTTCATTTCCATCATTATCAGTTTCCCAATTATTTAAATCCATATAATGAAGAAATATATTTTCATTCAAATAAAGTTGAATATTTGAAAAATCCAAATCTTCAGGAATAGTTTCAACTGTCAAATATTTTGGCTTTTCAGTTTCTTGTTTTTCAGCATCAATTTCTTCCTGTATCTTTTTCTTTAGCACTGGAAGTATTTCCTGAGCAAACCGCTCACATGATTTATCTATTTGTTTATTGTGAGCAGTATAAGAAACACCCTGAGCCATTTTTTTTGCAAAATAATCTTCATTTAAAGAAAGAATAAACTCTTTGAATGATTGTTTGCCAATGCTACTCCATTTAAATGAAAAGTTTCCATAATCGGTTACAGAACCGAAAAAGCCGTCTGAAGTAATTACTACCTGTCCTAACCAATTACCATCAGTTGTTTCTAATCGGTAACTTTCTGCTTTAATTTCTGTCATTTTTTTTGTTTTTAGTTGTTGATTTTTATTTTTAAAATGGTAAATCAGTATTACCTTCCGGTGTTTTTTCTCCTGAAGTGTTTACTTCTACGTTTCGTTCAAAGTCAATGTCTATCTGTGTTTTAAGAATATTGTAGTTGAACATATAAGCCGATGTCACTTTTTGCTTTGTAACCATTCGCATACGTGCATAATTGTTGATATTTACGTTTTCACCATCAGCAGTAATAGTTGCATCAGTACCACCGGCAGTTTGTTCGGCTACTTCCCATTTAAACCGGGTACTATTGGTAAGTCCGATAAACGACTGGTTCGATTCAAAGTAAGCACGTAATGATTGGCGCGATAAAGCTTCTTCTTTACCTATAGAGAAGGAGTAAAGTGCATATACAGCTTCGAAATCGATATACAGCACTTTAGTATCCAATGGCAATTCAAATTCTTCAGTTTTTTTGCTACTCAGTAACCGTGTTACTTTCGATGCTGAAGCAATCTTTATTTCACGTCCGATCTTTATTTTATCATGGGTGATCAGCGTACTGATGGTTTGGAAGTAAGTGGTAAGCTTATTGGTACTTGATATGCGTTCCAACTGGCTTAGTACTTTTTCGCGGGCTACAGGAAAGAATTCAGCGTAACTAAATGGCAACTTTAAATGCTGTGCATTTTCCTCTAATAGTCTGCATGTTGCTGTCATTAGAGCACATGCGTTGATTATACGTGTCATACCTTCGGTATTAGTCACCGTCACCCGTATCGATTCTTTCAGTTTTTTTGTTTCTTCGGTCAGAATGCTTAGGTATTTTTTTTCGTATAAGCTCCTTAGTTCTAATATTTGAAGTAGAATGTTAGAAAGACCGGTCTTTTCGGCAGCTTTCAATCGTTCGAAAATTTCTGTTTCTTCCTGCGTAAAATCTCCACCTTTTCTGTAAGGTACATCGCACATAATACAGCGGTTACTCAATGCACCGTCGTCCTGTTGTGCAGCTTCCTGCCCGAGCAATACAATGCTTGCATAGATAGCGGAACTATCAAGCTGTTTGGAGTTTACATCCTTTACTTTTATTTTACCTTCGCCATCCAGTGTAGCAGCTTTCAATCCTTGAAATTTTGCTTTGCTGATATCGCGGTCGTTGTATTCTTCCATTACCACCGGCACATTGCGGATAGATTCAAGGATCATAAACATACCCGCATCCGATCCGGTATTCAGGTTGAATGCCGGTGTAGTATCGGCCATGTATAGGTTACGAATACTTTCAGCTATCTGACTCTTACCGGAACTGGTAGGACCAATAAAAAACAGTGCTGTAAAATATCGACGCATTTCGAAAATATAATCGCGGAAAGCGCATGTTATGGCAAAAAGTGTCGCCCATTTACCGTTATCGTTTACCGAGTAAACACTGTCCATCAGCATCGCCCAATCGTCAAAACTCAGTTGTTTTTCGTCCGGTATATCCCTATAAACTAAATTACGTGCCTGGTTGAATGAACTATTGTCTCCATCTTCCGAAATACGGATTTTTGAAAATACAGGGCTGTAAAAATTGTCGTTTTCGTGCGATACTAAACCGAGTTCGTCCACTTCATCCACTTTGTATTCGCCTTCTACCTTGTGGAAAATAGCATTACCAAAGGCAAAGAACCCTTTCGGGTGTTGTCCGAATACTTTAATCGCCCGGCAATAGCGAAAACCGTAGGACATATTCATCCATATTTTTTGGAATTGGTTTTTGTCGCCAAAGAAATTGTAAGGACCTTCGTTTACCAATTTTTCGTGCACTTTTGGCAAAGCCGAAAAAACAGTCGATTTCCATTCTACATACCTGTCTAATTTCGGATCTAAGTGGCAAAGTTGAATAACACGTTTATTATTCGCATCGTCGTTTTCGTTGTCGTAAACGTGAAGTAGTGGTTTAATATAGAAGTCGGTAATAGGGAAGTGACTACTTCCGTTTTGGTTCTTGAACATATAGGCACAAAAGCGCCCTTTCTTGTCAGCCAGTGGATAAAACCCCCAACGCATATACACATCGCTCAATGCCTTATCGTCCTGAACATAGGTAGGTATTATTTCAGCATCAATGTTTAGCGTATCGTTTAGTTCGCCTAGTCGTTGGTTATCAATAAGCGTTTTATCTTTCTTTTTTGCAAGAAAAGGTTTAAGCACTTTTTCGAGCGATCCTTGTGTTAGGCCTATCTTTTTAGCATATTCACTATTCATTACTACCCGCACCGTAGCGTCAATATCCGATATTACTTCAGCGCACCGGCCTACTATTTCCGACTTCTTACTTCCGTCGGTAGTGGTTACCAAAATAGCAGAATAGCAATACAGGTAGTAGTCACAAAAACTCTTTTTTTCTCCATCAATTTCAATGGAGAAATCAAATCCATTTTTGTGCATATTTTTCAATAGCAGCAATTCTTTTCCGTCGCCTTTATCATCGGTTGGTTGAAGTTCAGAGAATGAAACTACATTCAACTTACTTATTTTCGACCGTAACGATTGAATATCTACCATTGATGGATTACCAACGGCCAATAGCGTAGGAGTTTCGCTGTATTCGTCAATAAAATCGGATTGTTTGAACACCAATGTGCATTCGTCCTCATCCGTAGCTTCCATCAGTTCCACAGCATCTTCCACACCATAAAAACCATGTTTCCACTTTTCGGTTTTCAGTTCCTTACTCGGTTTTGCCTTATCTTTCAGTACATTTAACGAAACATTAAATGTATTTGCTACAGTTTTTAAATATTTCTCTCTAAGGTATTTATCCGGCACGGCTGCAATACATTCGCAAAGCTGATCCAATAACTTTGCACTATCATAGTCACTCGCTTTAGCTACTTTTTTAGCTTCGAAAAAGTATTCGATAAACGACATTTCACGATTTCCAATCAGTACTGCTAAATCTTCATCGCCCGAAGCTTTCGCGTAATCGTCCGGGTCTTGCCCATCAGGCAATAAAATAGCCTTTACATCGAACCCATGAGCGAGTAATGTTTTAGCATTCGAAATACTGGCTTTAAGCCCTGCATTGTCGGTATCGTATATTTGTACCACCGTATTGGTAAATCGTTTCAACAAGCGCGCTTGTGCGTCGGTGAGTGCTGTTCCCGAACCGGCTACTGCATTACGAACTCCATGCTGAGCAAACGAAGCTACATCAAACTGCCCTTCCAACAGATAAGCTTTATTTGCGTTCGCAATAGCTTCTTTTGCCTGGAACAATCCGAACAATACATTTCCTTTGTTGAATAATACGGTATCGCCTGTATTGAGGTACTTTGCAGCCTTAGCCGTGTTATCGGTTATCCGTCCTGTAAATCCTATCGGCTTGCCATAAAGATTCAAATAGGGGAATATAATGCGTTTACGGAAAGTATCGTAAGTAGTTTTACTTTCGTCGGAAATACGACTTACATCAGCTGCCAACAGCAGATCCATATTATAGCCACGTTTCACTAATTCACGTGCTATCTGATTGTCGGCATTGGCATAACCGATACGGTACAGATCAATCGTTTCATCGCTTAGCTGACGAACATTCTTCACGTATTCGATAGCCGGTGCAAATGATTTCAGATTTTCGGAGAATTGCGCTTGCGTTTCTTCCAACACATTGTAAACCGATTCACGTTGGCGTTCTTTGGCTATTTCTTCGGGTGTTTGCTTTGCTTCCGGTAGTTCGATATGATACACGTTAGCAATCGATTTGACAGCTTCCACAAACGTAACCCGGTCATGCTCCTGTACAAATTTGATAGCGTCACCACTGGCACCACATGCAAAGCAACTGTATATTCCTTTTGCCGGTGAAACAACTAGCGACGGTGCATTGTCGGAGTGAAATGGGCAGATCCCAACATGATTTTTTCCTTTTTTGGTAAGTTTTATTGACTTTGAAACAATTTCTTCGATAACCATGCGGTCACGAACTTTTTGGAGTATCTCAGGAGTAAAATAGTTCATAGATTATTTATGATTTTCGAAAAGTTCAGTTTGGCGGACTTCGTAAATATCCTCCAACGTAACTTCTAAATAGTTTGCGATTCTTTTTAATTCATCTTCTTTAATAACTTCTAACCCTTTGAAAATAGACCAATATCTTTTTTGCCCCATCTGTACAGCGTCGAAGAATGTGCGGGTAGGAGTGAAGCAATCCACATCTTTAAACTTCTTTTTCAGCAACTGGTACAATAAATTTCGGTGCGTTACGCATAACCGTGGATCATGGCGGTTTCGGTGAAGGAATAAATTCAAAGCTCGTTCGCTTCGTCCAATATCTTTCGAAATTTGCGGAAGTGGTTTATCGTGGATATGCTTATACACATATCTCTTCTGTGCTGTGGACTATGGTTTCATATTTCTTTGCTTTTAGTCTGTCAAGTAATGGTTGGTAATAGTTTCTATCAAATTTGTGCTTCAGTATTGTTCCGTCGGCATTAAATTCGTAATCGTAGTTTGTTTCGGATATGTAGCAGCAACACAATTTTACAAATAAATCAATCTTTTCAGCATTCGCCCATTTTTCTACAGCTATCCATTCGCCAAATTTCAAGTTATCAAGAGTATCATACACCCATCGGTGATAACCCCAGAATGATCGTTCTCCCATTTCATGAATGTACTTATCAATCCATGTCGGATCTGATAGTGATTTTAGTTGTAGATGTTGTAGGCTCATAATCGAATATTTGCTATCGGGGATTGTATACGTGAAACTATATTATGCGAAATATGGGTATAAATAGCCGTTGTTTTTACAGAATTATGACCGGCTAATCGCTGAATTAAATTTATGTCAACACCATTTTCGACCATGTGCGTAAAACTACAGTGACGGATCAGGTGAGTATATACACGCTTATTGTCAATCTTTGCTTTCTTTGCCAATTCCTTTACAACTGACAATACACTTGTTTGCGAATACTGAATCGAAAACTGACCATTAAGAACATATTCCTTCGGTTTATACTCCTTGTAGTATTTTTCGAGCAATGGGATAATGTTTTCCGGCAACATTACCTGACGATCCTTTTTTCCTTTACCTTCGATGATATTAATCACCATTCTCGATCTGTCAATATTGCACTACTTCAAATTCAATAATTCCGAAACTCGCAAACCGGTAGAGTAAAGCAACGAAAGAATAACCTTATGCTTCGTATTAGTACAGGCAGTAAACATGCGCTGTATTTCTTCCTGACTAAGCACTATAGGTAACTTTCTACTTTTATGCGGGTACTGCACATTATCCAACTTCCGTGGCTGACGGCCAACTTCTGAGTAGAAATACTTAATCGCACACAAATAAGCCTTATGCGTTCCCGGATTAGTCATCGCACCTAAAAACTTTTTAATCCGATCAGCCGATATCTCGGAAGGCTTTGTAAAACCTTCCTTTTCGAAATGCTGTAAAAACTTAGTGATACAAGCCACATAGCTATTCACCGTATTTTCAGAATATCTTTTATACCGAATACTTTCGGAAAGTTGACGTGTGTAGTTTCCGATATTCATAATATATTTAGTTTAAAATTAGAAGTTTATAGACGTTTTTGATAGATAGTAGTTAGGCAGCATTTAAGAAAGAGCCTCCAAGTAATCACGAACCCAATGAACTTTTAAACCAATTCGACTTCCACTAGACAATGAACCAAACATTAAATCTTCGTCTCCGTCCATTCCTTTAAAAATACCAGTATATGTTTCACCATTTTTCAAATTTAAAACGACTACTTTGTTTTCGTCACAATCTTCGATTTCAAAGCCTTTTTTTAATTCCATTTCGATTGATTTTCTACCTTCTTTAAAATCTATTTCTACCGTTGCGATAATTTTTTGTTCAGACATAATAATTTATTTTAAGTGTTTAATAATTTTATTTGTAACAAGAAAAGAGATAAACGACTGCCTAACATACGCCTATTAAACATAGCCACATAAGCGGTTTAGCGGTTTGACAGTTTTGTACAGTGGATACGTTTCATAGCCTAATCGTTATCGTTCAGTTTAAAAAAAGATTAGTAGCGAAACGAAGTGAAGTGAATAATAGCCATTGATTGTGATAAATCGTAACCTTTAAACCATTCTTTGAAATCTTCGAGCGATAAACCGTCATTTTTTGCAATAGTGGATAATGATAATCCGCCATTCAAACTGGTTAATGCTACATCATGATTTTTCAAAGCTCCACTTATCATAGTATCAGAAAGGTTTAATAATTGAATCCCAATACCTGAATTTTTGTCAAGTTGGCAAATTTCGACCTGTTTTGAATTATAAGGCTTATCACTCCAGTAACGAATAGAAAGAATTGCTTTACCGTTTTGAATTTCTGAAATACGTTTTGCCCACAAGGGATAATTAGCTCTAATTGTGTGTATTTTACTCGGACTATTATCCGGTAAATCATAAGGAAATTTACCCAATATCTGTTCAGTAAAATAAGTTGCTTGTCCCGATTTTTTGTGTGTTTTTGGGAATTTTACACTAACTGTTAATACATAAGTTTTCATATAGTTGATATTAAATTGTTTAAATCGAAAGAAAGAAAAACCGAAACGATAACACACGGCTATCAGTTGCAGCCTACTGCATCGGTTATTCAGGTTTATATCTCGCATGTGCTTCATCGGTTTTAGTGCAGCGAAGTAGCCAGTAATCGGCTGCACTCATAGCCTCGGTCGTTATCGGTAACTTAAAGAAAGATGCACCGGGTAATAAGTAATAGCATCTGTTACAGTATCATTTCCATAATACCAAACATTACCGTCTGAAAGCTCTTTAAACTCGGTAATTTTTGTTTCTCTAATATTTCCTCTTGTATTTTTGTACGGAACTATATCACCTACTTTAAAATTTGAAAATTCAAGCATTTTTCTAAATCTACCTGATTCAACAGTATCGGCTATTTTACCATTTTCAAACTTTAGTTTGTATGTGTATATATTATATGCGAAAACTGGACCTTTGCCATAATTTTCGTAATATGGACACGACTGAATATCTAATATTCGACATTTAATGTAATTTGATGAAGTATCATTATACATTATCTTTTCGTTTAAGTGAAATCTTATTTCTGGCATTGTTTTAAAGATTAAGAATAAGCTACCGATAACAATTGCTATGTTTATAAGCCCGCTTTTTCGGTTATTGAAAGTTATTTACTCGCTTGAAATTTTGTCTAACGTTTGAAAGCTATGCACCCGTAATTGGGCTTATAATCATAGCAGTTGTCCGTTATCATTCATTTTAGAAAGAAATCCGTGCGTTTTCGAAGCTCAAAGTTAAATAAACAACATTTGTTGCAACTTTAACATTAATTATTTGGATTGTATGCAACAATCGTTGTATCTTTGTATCACAAACAACAAGTAATACATACAATTAAAAAATTAAACATTATGAACTCAACTAACAGCACATTCGACATTTTCTTTAATGATGATTCTAATTCTAATAACTTAGGTTTCAAATCTTCTCTTGAGTATTGCAAGGATTATATTGAAATGCACAATAGTAGTAATCATTCTTACTTTTCTGATTACAAAGGCGGTTCAGTATCAATCGTATGTAATGAAACAGAAGAAGTAGTATTTGAAACAGAAGTTTTATGAATCCTGCTGAATTAATCAATTGGGGAGAGCTTAGCCGGTTACTGGCTGGCTCTCGTTCCGTTGTAACTAAAAATCGTATGCCACAAAAACATGAGCAAACAGTTCAAAAGTTACTTGAAGCAATTCAAAAATGGGACGAAGAAAGAAAAAACGAATGATAACACTCAGCTAAAATCACTGGCGGGTTATATGCTTTTAGAAGTATTATAGCCCGCTTTTGTTTTTCCTTACCCCGACAGTTCATCGCCCGCACTCGCCAGTGCTATTAGCTCTATCGTTATAAAAAAAAGGTGAGTGTTGTGCCCCGAGACTTTGGGCTCCATTAAAAGATTGTTCACATCTATATTTTTTTATTGTCCCGTTTCACTCACCTTTTTATCTGTTGGCAGTCTTTCTCTACCACCACCTGAACGCTTTCAGAGTGGGCACCTTGTCGGGTATTATAATTTTGAATTTTAGATATTATCAAACAAACTATCGCAAAACCTATGATTGACATTATTATCGCTTTAAAAAGAATATCGTTTCTACAATCGTACTCACGTTGGAGCTGTAGTTTAGTTTTGTTCTTTTTCATGTCAGAATGACTGTTATAATTAATGCTGAAAAATAAATCAACAATATAGCTGCACATATTTTATTAGCTTTATTCATGTTCATACTATTTAAATAAATTGTAAATATCTAATTTTTCAGGAGTTAGAAACAATTCTTTCTTTTTTGCTTCCATATATTTTCTAAAAATAGGTTCAAGCTTTTCCATCTTATCATTGTGTGGATTTTTTACGGCCAACATAGGAATTAAGTCCTCTTTATCTCCATGATAGCGACCAAAATAAATCGGAAAATCATGCATTTCTACCAGTAGTCCCGCATTTCTAAATATAGAAATAGCATCCTCATTTGAAAAAACAAGTTTAATTTCTATCATATAATTATCGTTTTAAAAGGAAGTGACCGTTCTTTTGATCTTTTCTATTCCATGACATGCATGGGAAAGGAAATTCATCGGTATTAATAGAAATACAAGGTTTTAGTAGTGAGCATTTTGAACAGTTCACATTAAATGAGAAGAATGGACGTTTGAACTTATGCATTTCAGAAAAATGAGCTACAAGCTTCTGATCTGTAGATATAGTATAATCATTGATAAATACTATATCATACTCAGGATATGATTTTTTTTCTCTGTAGCATTTGCCATTTTCATCCCATAGGTATAATTTACCATCTGGCATATATCCCAATGCTGCTGAAACTCGGCCAGTAGGAGAATTGATATTTAATATGTCTACTTTCATTTTTAGTAGAGCAGATTCGAAGGCTTCAATTGAGTGTGTCATAAAATTTAATTGTTTATATAGTCTACATATTCAGTTTCTGATTTACGAGCTCTTTTAGCTCTTCGTGTCCTCATATTGAACTCGTTAGGATTGAATAATTGTAAAATCACAAATAGTAGTAATATCGAAGCGACTTTTTTACGCGCAAGTGGAGATAAATCCATTGAAATATTAAAGTGAGTGCAAAAAAACCAGGCAGATAATTCATTTGATTTTGTAACCTCAGTTATTTCGAAAATTCTTCGAATAGTGTTAGTAATAGTATTCAATGATTTTTTCAAAATATTGGAACAATCTTTAGCAGTTGCACCCCAAGCTATTAATTCAGCTATTTGTAATTGCTTCGGAGCTAGTTTTGCATTTATATTCATAGCTAGTCTCCCCAAATATCAATAATTCCTTTTTCTGCAAAAATTTGTTCTATTATTTTTACTTCGGAAGCTTTTGGCTCTACATCACCATTCAGCCTGTTATACCAACTGGTTCGGGAGTTTAACCCTAATTCAGCTATCAGCTTGCTCTTTACTTCTTCAGCATCACCAACCTGAACCTGTAAAAATCCTTTTTTAAATGCGTACCTTTTCATTTGTTATTTAATTGAGTAGTATATTTTTGCTATTGTTATAAGTCAAATAATTTTGTACGTTTGTACTTTATAATTGAACATGTGCAAAAATACTATATAGTAGTTTTATGCACAAGTAAAATAGCATATATTTTACTACAAAGTATTAATTTAGAATCATTCTAAACATAAAAGTCATGAATTTACCTGAAAAAATAAGACTTTTACGCAAATCGTTGGGTTATAATCAGACTGATTTTGGTAATGAATTAGGCTTAGAACAAGCCGGATACGGTCATTTAGAGAGTGGAAAAACAAAAAAAATTTCTAAAAGTGTCAAAATAATTCTTGAATTAAAATTCAATGCGAATACTGAATGGTTAGAAAACGAAGATCAGGATATATCAAAAATGATAAAATATAACTCAGTAGTATCTGAATCGAAAGAATTATATAGCAAATGTAAAAATTGTAATGAAAAACAACAAAGGATAAAAGAACTTGAAGATATAATTGAATCGATAAATAAACTAACCACTAAAAAACAGAACTAATGGAAATATCAGGAACTGAAATAGAAAGAATAAATGATAATTTTAATGTAGAATACAGTAAGCTAACATCATTACTCTTTAATGAAAGTAATGACATACGCGAAGTAGATATGGATAGAATAAAACCTCAAGTAGATAAGTGTATTATAGATCTACTCCGGTTTAAACACTTGAAAGAGATTAAGTAATAATCTATTTTTTTGACTTGTACCGGTACTAAAACGGGACATAAACGACAAAAAATAGAAAACACAAATACTAATAATCAAACAATTAGATAATCAAAAAGTGAGTAATGGAATCCCGCTACCCCGACAGAAAACAGCGAAAATCCTTTACTATAAAGGTTTTTCGCTGTAGTTGTTTAAACCACCCGGGACAAAAACGGGACACTTATGTAAAATTACAGTTAGAAACTTTTTACACTTTTGGTTTTCAGACCTTAAGCGTAAAAAAAAATGCCTACAAGTTTCAAAAATCAGAGCAGCTCGCTCAAGGAAATAAAATCATATACTCCTCCAAAACTCTACACTGGTAAAGAATGGTACGTTGGATTCAAAGCTTTTGATCCATCCATTAACGACATGCGTAGAAAAAAAATCAAGGTAAATTTTATCGAAAGGATAGGAGATAGGCGTAAATATGCTGACGGGCTTATTATTCGTCTGAATTCGAAATTGGAACGTGGATGGAACCCATGGATTGAGACTGAAAACGGTAAAGCCTATCATACATTTACGGACGTTTGCACTCACTATAAACGTTTTATATCTAAAATGTTGGCAGATAATGAATACCGGGAAGAGACTTACATATCTTACAACTCGTATATAGTTAATGTTGAACGTTGGAACGCTTCACGGAAAAACAAAATAACCTACATTTATCAGTTCAATGCTGAATTTATTGAGGATTTCATTGAGCACATCCACATTGAGCGAGATAACTCCATGCAAACTCGTAATAACTACCTTCGATTCATACGCATGTTTTGCAGTTGGCTAGTTCAACACCGGTATGCGAAAGAAAAAGCATCCGACGGATTTATGATGATTTGTAAGAATAAAATCAAAAAGCAACGGACCATTATATCCGAAAAAGATATGGATAAGCTAAAAGAACATGTCGGAAACACAAATAGATACTATTTGTTAGCCTGCTATATATTGCATTATTGCTTTATTCGACCCAAAGAAATGAGTTTACTCAAGCTTGAAAACTTTTCACTGGTAAATCAAACAGTATTTATAGGCGAAGATGTTTCAAAAAACAAAAAAAATGGAACGGTTACGCTTCCGGCTAAAGTGATTCATTTAATGGTAGAATTGAAAATATTCGATAATCCGGGTAGTTGGTATCTGTTTTCAACTAAATTCAAACCTGGAAAAGAATACCACAGCGAAAAACAATTTCGTGACTATTGGTCCAAGTACGTTCGGAGGCCGTTGAAATTCGCATCAACATATAAATTTTATTCATTAAAAGATACAGGAATAACAAATATGCTACGAAAATATGACTCTATAACGGTACGCGATCAGGCACGTCACGCTGATATTTTAATGACAGACACTTATACACCGCACGATCTACAGCAAGCCAATGACTTGATAAAAAATCATGACGGAAATTTTTAAATAATAAAGGCATCCTATTATAGGATGCCTTTATTATTTATTGCTACATGTTATTTTCCTTACCTCCTAAATATTCTCTTTATCAAATTCCAAATAGGCACATACCATTTCACCTGGTAAATTAGAATCGTGATCCCAGATCCAAGTACCAAACCGATAAGAAACCATTTCCACCAGTTACTAGTCTGTTCTGTTTTCGTTGATACTTCACTTTTGAGTGAAGTATTGATTTTAGTAAGGCTATCAAGCTTTGAATCATACTTCTTTTTGAAATTAGCTTCAAGTTGCTGAATTTCTGACTTGCTGAGATTTGTCTTGCTATTTTCTTGCAAGTTCTTATCATTCGATTCAATATTTGTAATCGTTGTTTCCGATGCCAATGGTGGACGATTCGTTCCAGGAACTATTGGTTTTGTAGTATCATAAATTTTTGTATTTGTCTGATAGTTTCTTTTCCAATTTTCAAACAATTGCATTGCTTTTATATTACTTGAGTCAATAGCCAAAGTGCTGTTTTTTTTCAATTCACCATTCTCCGTTGTTGAATTTTCATTTTTCACTTCAGTATTCGTTTGTTGCTTTTGAGTAATATCCGATTTTTCTACTTTTTTAGTACTAGCACAGCCCGTAAGGGAAAGAGCCAACAATAATGCAATGTAAATCGCATATCCGATTTTTAATTTTAATACTAGTTTTTTCATGACTGATTTATATTATGACATAACCGTTTTCGCTTTTGCCTGATTGTTTGATTGCTAGTAATTGTTGCCAGGTATGGCCGAACGTCTTTTCAAAGTGAGGTTTATCCACTATTGATCGAAAGTCACCACCCCAAGCATAACCGGCCAACTTGAAAGCTTTCACTGCTTCCATCCAATCCGGGGTTTTATCGTTGTCAAAGTCTTTTACCGTGTCCCAAATAGTTTTTCCACCATCGGCCAGACAAAAGTCAAAAGCAAGGCCATAATTGTGGATAGATTGACCACCCTTTGCGTTTGTTACTTTCGGTCGTTGACCATATAGAGCATCTTGCTCAGCAAAAGTTCTTAGTCCCTGAGTAACGATCATTTTGACACTCCCAGTCAAAATTTGCGTGTTTATCTTATCAACTAATTGTCGAACTTCTTCGCGGATCAGTGGGTGAAGTGTATCTATTTTGCTCATTTTGCAACCTCCTTTTCTTCAGCATCTACAATATCAGCCACATCAGCACCTACCAATTGACGGAATTTGAACGAAATTAAATGATAAACTACGGATATAAATCTGTTTTTTGGATAAACCGTTTTCAGATTTTTCAGTCCGTTACGGAAATAATAGTAGATTGCAATAGCAGTAAGGAATTGAACAACATAGGCACTTTGACTCTGATATTTCATCAGATCAGCGATGATTTTCAGAAGATAAGTTACAAATGTTATTAGTAGTAACTCCATCAAACTATCTTTGAATTTATTCCCCTGAAAATTTTTCAGGAAAATAGGCGGAAAAATACGCTGGATAGTAAGTTTTACTTCATCTGCGCGGAAACCGGCTAAGATATTGAATGCAAAAGCAATACTTAGCGCTGCTAGAAAAGTAATTGTGCTGTCCAAATATGCTGCGATAGCACTTGTAGCTGTAATTAGAAATGCCTGTAGAAAATCAATTTTTGTGTTCATCTAAAATTATTTTATGAGTTATATATTTCGGTGCGTTCTATAAACTATATTTTGACTTAAGGTAATCAGTAATAATACCTTCATTTATTGTTGTGTCTGCAATTTTTCTAACTATAAACTCTGATACTATGCCAAAAAAATCGAAATTCAGTCCTCCAATCGTTAAACCACCACCGGCAGCAGTTCCTAAATTTCCACTTTGTCGAACTCCGTTAACGTCTAAAAATGAGCCATTACCATTGAATAGGACTTTATTCAAAATAAATTTTTGTGGATCATAGGAAGAAACAAACTGTAACACATTGCCACCGTAAGCCAATGTATTGTGTAGTGTATTAGCGTAATTAATATACAAAGACATGTCATCAAAATTGTTACCACCAAACAATTGCCGTTGAGAATTAAATGTTTCTCCATGTTTGAAAACAACATACACCATTTCTGGTTGATTTAATGTAAAAGGAGCTGTTTTCAAAATAGTTCCGGTCATTGATAATCCATTGACCGTTGGAACTGGAAGATGAGATCCGTATAATGATATGCTTGTTAGGCCTCTGTTATTTCCGCTTATATCGTTAACACTAACCACCTTTCCATCTCCATTAAGATTTAATGTAGATGGATCGCAGAATGTATACCAACAAGCTGTATTCCCATCGTCTAAAATAGGCAATCTTGGAGCAACTGGTAGAGCATTATTGAAAGCATTATATCTATACATAGAACCAGCTTCTTTTTGTAATAGTGAAAACCGCATACATTATGCAAATAATTCATTAAAAGGGATGTCAAGGAGTGTTATACCATCTTCTTGCCAACCTGAATTGATATCAAAGGCTTGATGGCTACCTTCGGAAGCAGTATCGTTATATTTTGCAACTTCGATTAATCGACGGGCATTTTCGTCGTTGGCTATAGTTCTAGCCTGCACTTCCATCGTACGGTCATAAATATTTTGCTCAACATCCGTCAAAGTTACCGTTCCAAATTTCGCCATGATAGGGGCGTTCACCATTGAAAGCTTATCAAAATTCGATTCTAGTCGAACCTTTGTATTTGCTTCAATTTCGCGTTGATTAATCGATGAAATCAATTCATCCAACGATTTGAATACATAGTTTGTAGTAGTTTGAAATTCATTTACTTTCACAAAAAAACTATTTTTATTATTCGTCGGAGCAATATTTTGTACTGTTCGGTAAACACGCATATCAGGCGTTGAGTTATTATTTATGGTAGCCATAATCAATAATTCTTCTTCCGGATTTGCCAAAGTAGGGTCAAACTGAGGGTCAGCAGATGGCATTGAAAGATTAGATGCTAATATTTGATAATCAACTCCACCAATAGGGTTTTCATAATTACGTGGGGTTACTTTCCAAAGAATTTTAATTGCTTGCATAATACTTTATTTAAATTGTTTTATTCATCAAAATTGATAACACTAAGTTTTTACCGGTTTCTGTGCCGCCGACTTGATCAACAGTAATAGTTCTGATATCACCTGCACTAAAAACAGTTGGGCTTGTCACTAAAACTGGATTAATAGTTTTGTGTAAGTTTCCTACGGAAATTTTTGGTTTAGTTGAAAATATAGACGTTCCGTTTTTTTTCACGTCAACTATAATATCATAATCAGTTGGCGCAGTAGTAGCTTCAAGGTAAATTTTATCAGTAGTAAAATTATGAGCTTCTAAAATTGTATGACTTGCTTTCACGCCCAATTCTATTTTTGCATCTAATCCGGAAAGAACATACTGAGCCGTTTCGGTTGAACTTCCATGCAACGAAGCTAACCACTGAGCCTCGGTACCAACAAACCCATTAGCAAGCGCTATTTGATAAGCTGAGAGTCCATCCGAACCATACAACGAAGCTAACCACTGAGCCTCGGTCCCAACAAAACCATTAGCCATCGCTATTTCATAAGCTGAAAGTCCATCCTCTCCATCCGAACCATACAACGAAGCCAACCACTGAGCCTCAGTACCAATAAAACCATTAGCCACTGCAATCTCATAGGCTGAAAGTCCGTCATCACCGCTAGGACCATGCAACGAAGCTAACCACTCAGCCTCGGTGCCAACGAAACCATTAGCCACTGCAATTTCATAGGCTGATAATCCATTACCACCACCGGCAGCATCATCAGTTACCTTTGTAATTACACATACAACCACATAAAGCGGCCTGATATCAATAGAATCTCCCTTACCAATTGTATTAGTTTTTCCAAGAGATGCTTCAACTAATGACTTTCCGTAAATATCATAATCTTGATTACCTTTTTTATGATTTGTAGACCAAACTGGAGGTCTATTTTCATTATCAACTAAAGGTGATTCAGGATCATTACTATTCGCAAAGATGTAAAAGTAGGTAGGAGGTAATTGATCTTGAGTCAAAGTAAGAGAATTTGACCCGCCTACATTGCCAACCTTTCCATAATTTTCGACTCCTGGTTCCGCTTCGTAAGGCATAGGCTCTTTGGCCGAATTATATCCGAGTATAAACCGATCACGCAGATCAAGGATAGTAACTCCATTAACCTTAACTCCACCATTACCATCGGCCAGAACAAAACCATCCGGGATGGGTCCTAAATTCAGATCCCAAAACATAGACATCCCCTTTTGTATTCCGGATCCTACTTTTGTTTTTATATCAGCAGCAATCTCATCAAGTGCATCATTCACCTTAGCGAAATTCGCTTTTAATATAGCGCGTGCCTGAGCACCGGTACCATTCGTACCATCCCACGGTTTTATATCTTCAAATGATTTCTTTGCCATATAATTA